ATGGCCATTTTGTTCATCGCCATACACAAACGGAATCCTGGCCGTCTGATAAGTGACGAAGCGCTGCGCGCGTGCATCCTCAAGCTGAGTGAACGCACCGTAAACGATCTTGTTCTGATGATTGGTCGACGCCATGATCGCCAGACCCGGCGGAATCATCGGAAACAGGTTTCCGAAGTCGTCTTCGAAATATTCCGCATAGGTGTAGATCTCTAAACCTGGTATACGGCCGATCAACACTACCGCTTCGTCTTGAATGATCGGCTGGATCAAACCGAACTCGAACCTGCGGTTGTGGAAAAAGTTGTAAACTTTTTGGTTATTGAGGAACGCCTGTCGCGTGTCCTGACTCATCAGCACAACGTTGGGACTGATACCGGAGAGCTTGATGACCTGCAACCTTGCCAGCTCCAGATCATTGAGTGGATCAGCGTTCGTGGTGTCATTCCAGAATGTGGCTGGAACATAATGGTTGCTGGTCACGCTCACGTTCGGCGCGGGACTGGGGCCAACGCCCATGTTGCCCTGCCCCGGCGTGGCGTATTCCAGGTAGGTGATGTAATCGGTGTAGCCGTTGTCGGCTGTCACCGCGATGCTGCCATTGATGAGAACATTGCGGCACATCCATTCCTCGCGGCGGGTAATAGCTTCATCGAGGTAGATTGCGTCCTCGGCGAGGAGGTCAGCCGCACGATCGGCTGCCTGACGACCCTGGTAGATCGTCTCGCCGGGCAGACGCGCCTCAAGGTCTGCGGTGCGCAGGTTGCGCACAGGCGCAATGCGCGGTGCTCTGAAGAAGCGCGTCTCGTAACCCATACGCTCCATCACTTTGCCACCGACAAGTGGAGCAACAAAAGGAGCCATCCTGCGGCGGCCACGTCTGAAGTCGAACTCAACAAGTGAGGTGGGCGGATATTCGCGCGCAGCGAAAAAAGTGTCCCGCAGGAACGTATGCGCGATCGGTCCAACGTCGAACGCTTCCAACAGCGTCCTAGGTTCATAATTTGGGTTCTGTAACATAGGATTTTCTTATCTCCTTTTGTGTTGTTTTTAGGGTGAAATCAGGGTGAAAACGGTCCGGAAATTACTGCCTTGTCCAGCACGATTCCCATGACAGCCAGCCGCTCCTGGCCAGCTGCACTAATGGTCGCGCTGCCGTCCGCATACTTGATTTGGTTGAAGTCGAACGTGCCATTGATAGCGACACCGATGGTCTGATCCGTTGGCGTGACCGTGACAGTGCGCCCGACAATCGTAAATGATTGTGCGGTGCCGGCCGCGCTGGCGGCATTTGACAGCGTTACTTGCGTCGCGCTTTGCACCGACAGAATGACCGTGTTAGGCGGCAGCGTAACTGTGCCACCGGCTGTGACGACCTTGCCAACGTCGCTGCTGGTGAACGCTGCGCTGGCGCTGGTCAGCTGATTTAAACTGCCAGCTGTGTACACGCCATCAGCAAAGGTGGCGTTAGCGACCGTGAATCCTTCCGAACTCTGATCGGGCAGATCAATGACAATGCCGTCTAGCTGCGCGTCATTCGCAGCCAGCCCCGGCAATAGGTTCGCGCGAGTAGCGTCGAAATAAACGACCGCTCCGGCAAACAAAGTGGCAAGCGTGACGCCGCCACCAGGTGTGAACGGATAACGGTAAATTTTCCAATCCGGATCCTCGGTCGAGCCGAGCAGATTGGCGTATCCTAATGTGCTTCTTACTCCCATATGTTTTTACTCCTTGCCTTCGGTTGGTTGGTTGTTAATTGCGGCTGTGAATCGGCAGCCTCCGGTTTTTAATGCGCGCCTGAACTTTCTCCTTGATGAGTGCGCCGAATCCGGGCGTGCCGCGGTCCTGATCGGGAATATCAGTCGTGCTCGGCGGGATGCCGCTAAGAATTGACGCATCGACTCTGCGCGCAGCTTGCTTGCTGCTTTTGTCCATTGCGTCGAACAATTGATCGGTAATATCCGCAACCGTTTTGCCCTCTGTGATCGCAGCCGTGATGATCGCGTGCGTGGCCGGACGATCGAGCTTTTGCAGCGCCGCCACACGCTCGCGCTCCTGCTGCACGCCTTGCTCGAATGACGCTTTGGCTTTTTTCTTCGACTTCATTTTTTTTTCCATTTTTTCCATGTCGTCATCGTCGTCATCGTCGTCGTCATCGTCGTCATCTTTTTTCGCTACCATTGGTCTCGGCACTGGCCGAGGTGGCGGGGGACTCGGTGGCGGGGGACTCGGTGGCGCTGGCATCGGTTTCGGCTCGTCATCGGTTGCTACTGCTGCGTTTATATTTGGCATGGTTACTCCTATGGTTGGTATGTTCTTGTAATGGAACTTTGTTAAATCAAATGAGGCCGCGGCTTTCACTACGCCGCGCACTTCATCTGCAAATCCTTTTTCGACGGCCTGCTCCGGACTCATCCACGTCTCGGCGGCGAGCATTGCGCGCAGTTCGTCGCGCGGCATGGTGGTGCGCTTGCAATAGACGTTCATCATCCCTTCGCTTACGGTGTCCAATGCGGCGGCCATCTTGCGCATATCGTCGGCGTTCCCGATTGAAATGCCCTGCGGCAGATGAATCATCATTGTCGAGTTCGCGCGCATGTAAATCTTATGACCAACCATTGCCACAATCGACGCAGCCGACGCAGCAAGACCATCAATGTAAACAATCTTCTCCGACCTATGATCCGCGAGTCGGCTGTAGATGGCAGACGCTTCAAACAGCGAACCTCCTGGGGAGTTAATGTGAATGTCGAGTCGCTTCACTGACTTCGGCAGATCGGACAGTGAACGCGCAAACGCTTTCGCGCTGACTTCGCCCATCTCTTCAAAGTCGCCGATCTGGGCGAAGATCAGTAACTCGGCATCGGTCGCATCGGCTTCGCACCGGAATCGGTAGAACTCATTCATACGTGGAACCTCCCGCTGGTGCTTCCGGCCAGTTCAACATTCCTAATCCTGTTCGCGCGGCCGGACCCTCCCTTGATCTTTCGCTTTGATCGTGACGCGACAGGCACTGGCGATGCTGAGGGCTTGGATGGTGTTTGACCAGGCACCGGCTCCTGCTCCGCGCCACCTGCGCCCTCTTGCTGGACTGCTTCGCCGGGTTTGGTTGATTCAGGTGTTGGCGGTGCAGTAATGCCGCTTGCCATTCCTGCCAGCGGACGATACGGCGGGAACACCAGCTCGGCGTCCTCGAACTGGGTCTTCTCCATGGACTGTTGCCGTATGTTTTCACGATAGTCGCTGCCGTTGAGTTCAGCGGCTTCACGCTCGATGGTGGAGAATCCAGCACGCACGCGCTGATCGGCAGCTTCCGCTTCCTTTTTTGGATCGAGCGAGCCTGCGCTTGCACCCGACCAGACACAACGCAACATGGCACGCTTCACCAGCGGATCGTCAAAGTTGCCTTTGAACTTTTCGATGCGCCCGAGACTGATAGCGTCTGTCAGCCATTCCTCGTAAGTCGGCTGGCACAGTTGCGTGATCACCTGTTTGCGGTGTTTACGCACGCGCTTCCAGAAATCCAGAAGCGCAGCGCGCGATGCCGAATAAGAAGCGTTGTATTGTTTCAGTAAAACTTCGTAAGGGATGCCGAGCGCAGAGCCAACAAACTTGGCAACCGCAATCGTGAACTCGCCGAACGTGTGTTGCGGTTGCGTGGGATTAGAGAACTTCACTTCGTGACCGGGGCGCATAAAGTTCACAATGCCGGGTCCCAACTGGATATTGTAAGGATTGAAATTAATGATCTGCCGCTTCTGCCGCTCGCTTAACAGTTCGTTGAAGATTGTCGGATCAGGAAAATCGCTCGTGACGAAGGCCGTGAAATAACTCTGTATCACCGCGCCGAGCACCGTGGCATCAACATAACGTCCTTGTTGCTTCAGTAATTCCAGGCAGACAGACAAAATCGGCACTCCGCGACGTTGCTCGGGTCGCTCTGGCCGAATAAGCAACACCATGTTCCGTCTGCCTGTGTCGCCACCGAAAGGCGTTACACGGAATGTCCGCCCAGGCACCGTGACAACCCCCATGTAACGAAACCGAAGTATGGCCAGTGGGTGAACCTCGGCGATGTGATAAGCAATCAGCTCGCCGTCGTCGCTCATCTCCACGCCATTGAAAATGTTTTTGTAAACATCGAACGGCATTGGGTTTCGGATGCGATCGGATTCCAGGATGCGCAACCGCAAATCGAACATCGAGTTCGGGCGCGTAGTCAGCGGATAGAGCACCGGGCAATCGCCCGAGAGCAGCATTGATTGGTAAGCGATATGCTGAATCGTGTAGAAGTCATACTTCTGTTCGAAGTCGCACTCGCGCGGATCATCAGCCCACCAATCCCACTTGTCGCTAATCTCCTTGTTAAGTGCAGCGGTTTCTTCATCGGACAGTCCGAGGAAATCTCCGTCAACGCTCGGTGCTGGCACAAGCCCTTCTCCGATGACGTTGGTGTCGAGAGTCTCAATTGCTGCACTCGCAAGCGGAATTCCCATGAAAGCATCTCTGGAGCGTTCACGGAGAATCTGTGAATTATAGCCAATGTCGGCGTCTGCGTCGCCGCCGCGCCAGAGCCAGCCACGGAGTTCGTTCTTGGTGACGTTCGCGCCGTAATGACCATAACCCGTTCCGCTCCCATGGTAAGCTCCTGCATAGTAGGAACTATACCATGAATCCTGAAAGTCCTGTGCGCGGTCGGGCGTGATGATTTGTCCGGCCATGTCGAACAATGTGCCCGGCTCCAAGTCGTGCTTGCCGTTTCCGTTTAAGAGTGGCCGTTCAGACGTCACGTGGTATCACCCTGAAAGATGTGTCGCGGCCGGTGAGCGCAGGCGGCAGCGCATCAACGCCGCAGTAATACTCAACCATCTTCATCCAGTAGTTAATGGCCGTAAGTTGTTCTGCCACTGGCTTGTAATGCAGATGCCGCGAGCCGACACCGTAGGAGTAAACACCGGCACTCGCGCCGCCCATTCCCTGCATTGCCTTTGCCAGGTTGTCCTGCGCCCATGGACAAGTGAACGGGATCGTGACGTCGCCTTCGATCGGTTCGGGCACAGGATCAACCGGCGGTTGCGGCGGGACATCAAACTGTTCTGCCATTCCGAGTCGGCATCCTATGCACACTTGCGCCAATAATAAACGAGGATTTATTGCGAATTAAATGCAAGGGAAAGGAAGACCGCGTGTTGGCGATGTGCGAATCGAGATCACTGTACCGCGCGCCGTGTTCGATTTATTGCTGGCGCGCGAGAATATCACCAACGTGTACCGCACACGCATCGCTGCGGATGTCTTGTGCCAGTGGGCGAGCAGAGAGACGGGAAAGCTCGTGCGCTCGTATGGCTCGTTCCGGTCACAATAAATCGAAGGTCAGGCATGATAGATGCGACGATCGAAAGACCAGCCGTTACGCGGATGATAGTTGTAAATCATCGACACATAGCCCTCGGTATCGTCTGTCTTGGCGCATAACTGAATCCAGTGAGTGGAGCCGTGCGCTTCGTCATCGTCCTCATCCTCGTATCTCCTGACTTGAATCGTCGCGATCTTATTGTCGCCGATGCCAGGATTATCGGCACGGATTAACGCAATGCTGATCGGTTTGGTTTCGTGACAAATTTTGATGCTCGTTGGTTTCAACATAAACGTGATACTTACAAGAACGACCGCGCAAGGCGAGACGAAACGTGTTAGGCTTAAACGAGTTTTTGAGCGGCTGGCGTGAAGGGAGCAGTCACGCATCCGAAGAGCTGAGCCATCAAAGGGTACGGATGTCCGCGAGTCAGCAACCGGCGGACAGCGGGGGTAGCGTCCCGCCCGCTCACCAACCTTCTAATGAAAATCATGAGAATGTCACTGCGATTGGTAAGCAACTTTAGTAGATCGGTAAGTTCTGTGCGCCGAACCCGTCGCTCGGATATTGCTGCTGCGATTCACCTTCCTCATTGCGCTGTTGCACGCCGTAAGGCACCTCCACGTCGTCCGACAAATCTTCGTGAATGTCGCGCCCCATCGTTTCCAGGTTGATGCCGCTCCATGGCATCGTAAGCGCCGCCAGTGCCAGCACGCGGCAGTCAAACGGTTCATTGCGCTGGCTTAGCCGCTTGATCCAGATGTAGGTCTTGAATCCGTTTTTACTTTTCACAATGCGCCGTTCGGCAGTCAGGCCTTTGAAATACTCTTCATCATAGCCGCGCGCGGGTTCCTTATTCGGATGCATCGGGAAGTGGCAGTAGCCCGGGCCGGGTTTGGGCACTGTAAGGCGATTGACAACTTCCTCCTTGCCGCTGTCCACGCCTAACAATTGAAGGCGCGCGCGATTGTTCTTGGTGTACGTGCCAGCACCAAGGATGAGCGGCTTGCCGATGCCGCCGTAGCC